GTAGAAAAAAAAAAGAGGGCTCAGCCCTCTCTCTTTTTGCTCATGTTTCCATAGCGTTCTTTATGTGTTTTCCCGGCATAGGCTTTTATAGTCTCAGTATCCTCAGCACTCCAATACTTGTAACCATTCTCAGCCACATAGGGAGGAGGGATCAGCCGCTCCTCTCCAGCCTCAGCTTTTCGCTCACTTGATTTCATCCAGTTCTTTAGGCTCTGAGTGGAGATCCCACACATAGCCGCTACCTCTGTGACCGTATAGTACAGGCAACCGTCAAAGATTTTCATATATTCCTCACACTCCTCAAAGGGCTCTTAGATATTCCTCAATATACCACTCATTTGTGAAAACCTATATAACATCCTATCATGAGTAACTCACATTTTCAAGATTTTATACAGGATCTCTTTAATATCTTTTGTATTGCCCTTACCCTCAATCACCCTATCAAATAGCTCTTTGTTATCCCTCAAAAGCTCCTCAATGCTCTCATCTACAGTACCCTGAGCCACTAAAGAAATCACATTTACAGTATCCTCAGTACCGATCCTGTGAGCTCTATCCTCAGCCTGTCTATTCTCAGCATCCCAGTATTTTTTATCCACAAAGAACACATAAGAGGCTTTATTGAGAGTGAGCCCGGTACCCATTGCTCCTATAGTTCCTATGGCTACCTTACAAGAGGGATCACTCTGAAACCTATCTACCTCTCTCTGTCTCTCCTCAGGATCTACAGCACCCACGATATAAGCCGGGTTATAGGCTCTCAGAGCATCTCTATACAGCTCTGTTACTTTCTCCCACTGAGAGAAAATAAGGGCTTTCTTGCCGCTCTCAGTGATCTCCTCCAGCATATCTACCACTCTATCCAGCTTAGCATTATCCTCAGTGAAAAGCCCTCCTGTGAGCTGTCTGAGCCTCAGGGTACACACCATAGGATTAGGCAAGGTTACTATCTCATCCAGCTCATCAATGATCCCCTGTCTGATCTCCTTATACTTGAGCTCCTGTTTCTTTGTGAGCTCTATGTACTCTGTCTGATAGATCTTAGGCGGTAAATCCAGTACCTCCTCTTTCTTTCTCCTGAGCATTACGGTATTGAGTTTCTGGTTAAGCTCATCAAGGTTCTTATGCCCTACTACTTTATAGCCCCCAAAGCCTCCATAGATACAGTATCTATGAGTAAATCTGTAATAGGTTCCCAGATCCCTCACCCTGAGCCATGTGAGGATATTCCAGAGATCCTCAGCCTTATTCATTGGGGTACCGGATAAGCCTATCCTCACCCGGCTCCTCAGGTTTCTTACAGCCGCCCCCTGAGTACAGTTTCCATTTTTGGCTTTATGGATCTCATCTACAATGATAGCCCCTATGATATCATTCTGGCATCCCTCCCAGATAGCATCCATCAGTTTCTCTATTCTGAGTGACTCAATATTGATAATCCCAAAATAAGCATCACTGTTTAACCATGCTTTGATCTGATCCAGCCTGATATCAGAGGTTTTCCCGTCTATCATTACTGAGTGCTCATCTGAGTGAGTGAGGATCTCTTTTCTCCAGTTATATTTTACGGAGTTTACCCCACACACTATCAGGCATTTACCCAGCTCCTCCTTACGGGCTACAGTAATATCAATACTTTCCTTTGTCTTTCCTAAGCCCTGATCATCAGCCAACAAAAAGCTATCCCTCTGATACCCTACATTGAAAGCCTCAATCTGGTGAGGAAATGGCTTTGTTTTGAAATGGTAATCCACTATAGGCTTTATCCCCCTGAGTCTCTCCTTTGTATCCTCATAAGCCTCAGAGATAGCCCCAGCCTCTTTCCTTACCAGCCCCCTGAGGTACTGAGCCTCAATATTGATATTATCTATCCCAAAGATATCTACCAGATTGATAAGCTCACTTGAGGGGATCTCCCATGCTCTATCCTCCGGGAGATACCGCCTTTGCCCCAGCCTCTTTATCTTTTCCACTGTCTGAGGGCTATATTTGAAAGATACCTTAAAGGCATCCCGGAAATACTCACCCTTTTCTACTTTCTCAAGATTGATCATAAAAAAACCTCCTTTACCATGTAGTAACGGTAAAAGAGGTGAGATATTAGGCAAAACCTATAAAATATTTTCAAAAACCTATATACAATCTATTAAGCGGCAAGCCTCAGCTCTACCTCATAATCATTTACCGTTTGTACAGGTATGTGCATACATCCCCTAACATACAGTAAAAAATTTTCCCCGGCAAGTATAACCCCTCCTATCAAATCCAACTCAATAATTAAATGCTTTTCCTTACTCACTGTAATCCTCTTAATGTGCTCCAGTAGAAAATCTATTTTACTCTCCTCAAAGTCATTTGTAAGCATCCATTTATCCAGCTCTCTATCAATATTCTTGAGGATCTCCTCAATATCTTTGATATCCTCATTCTCCTCTGCCGGGATCAGTAATTTTTCATTTTCAGAGATTTTCTTTTCAATTTCAGAGAGTTTTCTTGCATAATCAGCTTTCTGTATTATTCCATCCAGATAAGCATCAGTAAGCCTCTCTTTCTTCTCACTCAGTCTTTCTATCTCAGATACCGCCTGAGAGCTTGTATCTGCCTCTGAGAGGCTTTCTTTTAGCTCACCTAACCATTTTATCATTGAAGCCTTTACAGCGCTTCTATTGACCTCCAGAGAGCCTATGAGAGCCCTCAGTATTTTCCTGAGCTTTACCTGAGATATTGATACAGGCTCTTTACAGCCTCCCTCATCTCTTGAATAGTGGTTACTACAGTACCAGCTTGTATATCCGTTTGCTTTATGCCTCCAGAGCACTCCTCCACAAGAGGCACAAAAGAGCTTTCCTCCTAAGGGATCACGGCTTACCTTTCTCCCTCTCTTTTTTCCCACCTTAGACCTGAGCCGGGTATTTACTTTCTCCCATGTTTCAGGATCTATGATAGCCTCATGAGCCCCCTCAATAAGTACCCATTCCTCCTCAGGATTTTTGATTACCTTTTTGAGATCAAAATCTCTGTGAAACCTATTGAGTACAGCTACTCCCTTGTATCTCTCATTTTTGAGTATCCTTGTGATACTATCCGCACAAAAGCACCGCCCACACTGATTTTTTATTCCCAGATTATTTAGAGATCTGAGCACCATCCTCACGCTATCATGTTTCAGGTACAGCTCATAGATCAACTTTACAGTTTTGGCTTGCTCCCTGTCTACTACCCACGCTCCATCCTTAATATAGTAACCATAGGTAAGGTTAGTACCCATTGCTGAGACTGGCTCCCCGGCTTTGGCTCTTTCAATTCTTCTCCTGTTTGCGTTATTCAGTTTCTTTGAAAGATCCCGGCTGTACTCCTCAGCTAAAATAGCCTTTATCCCGGTAATGAGGGCATTATCTGAGGTATAAAATCCACCATCCAGATAAATATACAGCCGCTTACCGTGAGTTATCATTTTATCAAGGAAAAGGTACCAGTCTTTCACATTTCTCATGAGCCTATCTTGAGACTTGATTACAATGATATCAAACTTATCCTCCTCAAGATCCTCAAAGAGCCTCCGGTACTCATCTCTCCCTCTTACCTTTGTACCGCTTTTACCCTCATCCACATACTCACCTACCAGAGCCCAGCCCTGAGCCCGGATACAATCCCGGCACTCCTCCACCTGTTTACTGAGAGCATTGAGCTGTTTCTCCTCCTCAGTGCTTACTCTGGCATAAAATACCGCTCTTTCCATCCTGTTTCCTCCTGTGTTCTCCTGAGATAATGTATAGGTTTTACAAAATATCTCAAGCATATTATACAGCTTTTTGAAAGAATGTAAATAATCATCTCTCACAAGAGTGATAACGGAAAAGCTCCTCACTTTTTAGGCATAAAAAAAAATAGGGGAGATTGCTACCCCTTTAATAGCAATCTCCCCACTCTTAAAATAACCCTTTGGATTATAAGAGTATCAGATCCTCTTTCTTGACCCAGCTAACAATATCACTCAGGAGGCATCTATCAGATTTCACCTGAGTAACAAAGTAAGTAGAGCCCTTTACAAAGCTGGCTATATTCTGCCCTGTGGCATACTTCTTAGCCGTTCTCTTGACCCTTACCCGGCATCCCTTGAAGAAATCCCCACTTGTGGGATATTTGATTTTCTGCCCCACATTGATGATATCCGGGTTAGGGATCTTATTCAGATCTACAAGTACCTGTACCGTGGTTTTCTTAGCCCTTGCGATAGCTGAGAGAGTATCTCCAGCCTTTACAGTGTAAGTCTTAAAGGATACCCCCTCAGAGCTCTTATTTGCCTTTTCCTGAGGCTTTTCCTCCTTAGGGGTACTCTCCTTAGCCTCTGAGTATTTAGGCACCGCAAAGCCCCGGATATAGCCCCAGCCAAAGGCTACAGTTCTTCTACCGACCTTGCCGCCCATGTTACCCTCAATTACTGTAAAGGTTTTCTTAGAGGTATTCACACTCTCCACAATACCGATATGATCAGCATACCCATCATTAGGCTGTGTACCATCATCCCAGTTATACAGGACAATCCAGCCCGGAGCCGGGATAAGAGTACCATCCTCTTTCCAGATCCCTTTAGCCTTGAAAATCTTGATATGCTCCTCACAGCCGCACTCTACACCGCCGATAAGATCCACGGCATTATTTTTGATAAATGCCGCTGATACCGTGGTATCACAGAAAGCATCTGTATAAGTTACCTGATATCCTCTCCCGGCTCCTGAGTGGGCTCTGATATAAGCATTATAGGTATCAATGATAGGCTTATGGCTCCTATCAGCCCGGTTAAGCCCCAGCCAGCTTATCATTGTATCTATGATCTGTTTTGCTGTAACACCCACGTTACTCACCTCTTTCTTACTCTCCTGTTTACCCTCTACTTTCTCTTTGAGGGTATTGTAAACAAACCTCTGCCTACTCTTGTAAGCTCCTACCTGATTGCCTGTATCAGTGCTACAGGCGGCATACAGGTGATCAAGGGTATAGGGCTTAGCTGTCTTACCTACTACCCTTTTCATTGCACTATAGCCGCCGTGGTGACGGAAATTAGCACACATCATAGCCGCCGCTACATCTGTTACACCCAGAGCCTCAGCCTCATTCACATAAACGATCATCTGAGCATCCATCTTTTTATCCTGAGCGGCTTTCCCCTCAGGAGTAGTGATGATAGCTTTGATCACCTTAGCCTTTGCTCCGGTTTTGCTCAGATTGTACTTGCTCCAGTCTTTGTTAAGATCCTCCTCAATACCCTGAGTATCCAGCTTTCTAAAGGTATTAGGAGCTACTGTGAGGATCTCCTTTAAGAGCTCTCTTGCCTCATTTGCGTACCACTGACCAGCTCCAATAGTGATAGCTTTCTCATTAGGTGTATTCGTACCAGCGGAAATTAAAGAGCTGTAATCCGCTCCCCCGTATACCTGTCCACCAGTCTCCACGGCATACATGATTTTTCTGAGTACCTCAGCCTGATTAGCTGTGAGTTTCATGTGCTCCTCCTTTCTCACACACTAAAAAGAGGAGCACCGCCGCTCAGCAATGCTCCTCACGCTATTCTCATATTTAGTCCTTATTTACAGTCTGTTTGATAAGCTGGTTAGTAAATACCGTTACCCCGGTAACAAGAATACCCTGAATAATAGCATCCGGGATAGCAATACCAGCCCCGGCACCAATCGCAATAGCGGCTACAATACCGATCACCAAAAGCACCCACGGGATAATCCAATCAATCACCTTAGGGGTACTCTTGAGTAACATACCGATAATGTACAGTACCGGGATCAAAATAAGCATCTGCTCAATAAGATATTTCTGAAAATCCATAGCTTTTTACTCTCCTCTCTGTGACATAGTAGAGAAATCCGGGCGGCTATTGCCACCTTTCACCGCCCGGATAGATAAATGGATCACCTCCACTTACTCAGCATCCTCTCTATGCTTACTGAGCTCATCAATTCTGTGATGAGCTGATTTTACTGATTGCTCTACCACAATCAGCCTCTCAGAAAGAGCGGCAACATCCTTTTTTACAGTACCCATATCCTGTTTAATATCCCGGCAATCTGAGCCTATATTATCCAGCTTGATATTTACTGTAGCCTGTTCTCTTGCCCTTGCCTCTACATCTGAGTTATCAGCTCTCCTATCCTTTTTAAGCCCTGTATAAATTGCAAACAAAACGGAGGCAATGCTGATCAGGGACATTACCTCAATCGTCATAACGATAACCTCCGTTTCCTTATTCCGTAACGATGATATCCTCATAACCATCCGTGATCAGGATAGTATCTACATCCGGTTTCCACTTTGCATAGATAGAGGTTCTAACAAAGTAGGCTCTATACTTAGCCTTGCCCTGTTCCTCTGATCTCTCAGCGGCTTGCTCAATCATTCTTGCAATGAATGTACTCATACTGTTACTCACCTCCTTACCTCCTTTCATTATTCACCCATTCCCATCAGGGAGGGGATTACATCTGTTAAAATGCTGTCCACTGTAGCCTCCAGAGTGGTACTCTGTTCAGAGATGAGATGAATATATTCATTCTTCTCATAGATCTCCTCAACCTCAATTTCCCACTCTGCTGTATCCGGGAGATCACCCTCACCGGGTACAGTAACCTGAGTGATACCCTGACGCACAATAACAGTTTCATCCAGTATCTCAAGCGGCTCCACATAATCCGCTGTGGATCTTACTTTTGTAAACCTCTGCATGATCCTTAACCTCCTTTACATAGTAATCATTCATGTACGGTATCAAGGGCTCAACATACTTTTTATGCAACCTGTAACTGTCGCAATTCTGGAGCCATCCTTTATAGCTATTAAATGAGCACCACTCTGAAAAAGTAGGCTTCATATCTTTTTCCATTTTCTTTCTGTAAGCCCTCATTTTTCTTTTCATTGTGAGGGCTGTACTCTTCCTAAGTAATGTATACTCACCGAAAAATCTGTAACCCACAAAATCAAGACCTCTAACCCGTGTAGGAAAGATCTGATAATTACCTTTAATACTGAGCCTGAGCTCATCATGAAAATACTGAGTAACTCTTTCATGTATCCTGTGGAGCTCCTCCTTTGTACTGGCAAAGATAACAATATCATCCATGTACCTGTAATAATGTTTAACCCTCAGCTCCTCCTTTACCCAGTGATCAAAGCTACTGAGGTAAAAGTTACCGCTGTACTGGCTCATATAATTTCCTATAGGTACTCCAGTATTAGGATCTACATCCTCATCTAAGAGATAGATACAAGATAGATCCTCAATCTGAGCGGTATTGATACTATCCGCTATCTCATCCAGTATCCAGAGTAGCTCAGGATCTTTGAAAAGCTCTCTGTATTTCCTTTTCAGGATTTCATGATTGATACTTTGGTAATAGTGGTGAATATCCAGCTTATAACAGTACCGGGTACCCTCCTCATCTGATACCAGTATGGAGGGTACATAAATGGTTTTCTTTTTCTTGCCTACTTTCTTTGTTTTGTAATAGCCACCTAACTCATTTACTATAGGCTGTATCCCTCTGCCGGGAATTGCACTATATGTATCTGTAGTCATATTAGCTATCAGGAACGGCTCAATTACCTGTAAAATAGCCCATTGAGCAATCCTATCAGGGAAGAATGGGAGCTTATAGATATCTCTTGCTTTCTTTCCCTCTACCAACTGAAACATCTCATACTCTGAGGTATGATATAAATGGTTCTGGAGCATATACTGTAATCCAGCAAGGTAATAGTACGGGCGTTTTTCGATCTCTTTTACTTCCTTGTACCAGCCTTTACCCGTCTTAGCGTTTTCATATGCCCGGTACAGATTATCCATGCTACAGATAACCTTAAACAGATCTTTTGTACCCGTCATTTCCTTATTTCCTCCATCACCTCATTACTTTTGTATGTACCAAAGGAGAGCCGCCCTTTATTGGAATAATCACCCCATCTCACAGCCCGGATACCATCCGGGTTAAGGGCTCAGCATTTCAGGATTTCTCCCTTATCAGCACCCCTTACACACCTTTTTACCTTTCCCCGGCATACACCGGAGAGCTTCCTGTTTTGCCAAGAGGCAAGGGCTCCATGCCAGCATAATATTTATAGTTACTTAGAAAATGTATTTTAGGTACATTCAAGAGCTGACCGCTGATATTACGATTCCGATTACCTGACCCATTATTACAATTCAGATACCAGCCACATTTCCGAGTGTTATTCCAATTACTCCAGCCACATT